GTTTCACCAACGTAAGTGAGTTGCCCTAGCTAGGTATACTATTTCTCTCCTCTTAATATCTTAAGTGGGGTTTGAAGGGAAGGTCTATCTTAACGTAAGTTTTGAGGATAAATTGTAACTTCTTCCAATGGCTGCTTTGATCCATATGGTTCCCACATCTTTTAAGTCTGGGTGGATCTCTGCTATGATGTCTGTCGTATTCTATATGGCAGCCATGTTAACCACGATGTTGATCGCCCTGATTATGCCAATGCTACTCCCCGTAGCTTGCCTCGGCTGGTGGTTTGCAATCCGATACGAGTACCCACAAGCTCCTCTTGAGCTGACACTAGTACTGGCCCAAATTGGTGCTGTATTTTCCAACGATGAGGTTGGTGATGGTTTTGAGGTTAGCTCTGGCGAGGATGAGGATCTACTACATGACAAGAACATGGTAAACGTTAAAGTAGGGAGAAAGATCCATTATGCTGCCAGAGTGGCTTTGTTGGCCAAAGCCCAGGTTGGGTTGATGAGCAACAATCGAGCTAGCCAGTTAGTGTACCAGCGTATATGTAGAGACGAAATGGTGAAGCACGGAGTACGCCCCACCCATTTGGCTAGGTTGCTTCCCTTAGCTGTGGCCTCATGTTTCATCATGACTGATGAAGACAGACTGGCTGCTGAGATAATGAGAAGTGTGGAAGCTCATGGTGGAGGAACCCCCACAAAAGGGTTCTTGCTTGATGGTAGCACCAACTCCAACCGTTTATGGAGTGGAAAGTTGCCGGTCGAGCCAACAATGAGTCCGGTGGTTGATATGCCTGGGTTTGAAGTTGCTTCTGCCCCTGGGACATCGCTGCCTGGCTCACCTGGTGTGATAGCACCAGGAGTGGGATCTGGATCGGGCAATATGCCCGATCGATCCCTATAGGGAGGCCTATTGGTCATCGAGGGGTTTACCACACCCACGTGGCGTGGTGAACCTGAGGGGATGTCGGTGACCAAAGGACCTCCCCTATCCAAATCCCGGAAAATGTACCGCTTTTTCGGGATGGGTCCAAATCTGCGGTTTGGAGTGCACAACCACTCTTTAGGCAATGTTCGGAGGGGATTGGTGGAAAGGGTCTTCATGGTTGAGAAAGATGGAGAACTTCAGCCCACACCAAAGCCTACCCCTGGAAGTTGGAAACCACTCATCCGGTTTCGTGACGCCTTGTGTTCCATTCTGCCCTCGACCACCCGTATTAGCTACCAGGAATTCCTTGGTTTCTATAAGGGTCGCAAGCTGAAGAGGTATACAGACGCCGTGGAGTCGTTAGCAACGCTCCCCGTGAGGGGTAAAGATGCTTGGTTGACAACTTTTGTGAAGGCGGAAAAGATTAACTTGACCGCCAAACCCGACCCCGCCCCACGTGTTATCCAACCTAGAGATCCTAGGTATAATGTGGAGGTGGGTAGATATTTAAGGCATTCTGAGGACATACTCTTCAAGGGCATAGATAGATTATTCGGAGGAAGAACGATCTTCAAGGGCATTAATGCTGATCAAGCTGGGCAGGCCATGCACGACATGTGGAACTCGTTTCGAGACCCTGTTGGAATTGGAATGGATGCCTCTCGTTTTGACCAGCATGTGTCTAAGACAGCATTGGAGTATGAACATGGTATGTGGCTTCAGCTATTCCCCATAAGTGAAAGACCCCTGTTAAAACGGTTACTTGCTATGCAGGTAAACAACAAAGGTCTAGCACGTTGTCCTGATGGAAGTGTCAGGTATGAGGTTGAGGGATGCCGCATGTCCGGGGACATGAATACCAGCAGTGGCAATTGCTTCATTATGTGCGCTACCGTGTGGACGTGGTGTAAACTACGAGGGGTC